ACGCAAATCTTGACTTTTAAGGTAAGTCGCAGGGTAGAGGCAGGGTAAGTCCTCTTTTTTATTTTTGATTATTAACACGGGTGCGTGGATTTTCGGCGGATAGAAAATTGAAGAAAAAATTGAATGTAAATTGGAACACAGCAAAAGAAAGCAAGAACAAGCAAATATGAGCGCAATTATCGCAGTTATGCCCGACGCATACGAAAGAATGATGGAGAAACTGAAAGCAGGCGAAGAGTTTGTGAAGACATACAGGGCATTTTGTCCTCACGCCAAGTGTCCCGAAAAATGTAAGTGTCCCTTTTACAAGAACATTCTTGTAAATGGAGAAATTATGCGAGAAGTTGATGGAGAACTCATCAAGATTCACAACTACGCTGACTTGACCGCACCTCGCCGAGTTGTGATTTTACCCAGTTTACCAAAATAACAGAGAAAACTTTGGCGTTCTATAGATAAACGGAAAATTGAAATGGTTTAATCCCACTAATTCAAACACAGCAAGAAATCAAGAATGAGCGCAGAACAACCCGACTACTCAAAACTCCCCAAGCAGTTTCAATTTGGCGTGGACGAAAAAGGTAAGACAAAAAATCTCTTTGAGAAGAGTGGCGATTTAGTTGATGGAAGAAAACAAATCGCACATTTGATAGATACTGTTGTATTATTGAATAGCAGATTGATTGAGGAGGTGGAGGAGCGCACTCGCCTCCAGAAACGCAATCAAACCTGCGAGGAGTGTTGCGCTGGGTGGGCGGATTTGACCGAAGAGATGAAGAAGATAATTGCTGAACGGGAATGTGAACTGGCGGAACTCAAGGACAATATGAAGTTTCTGGATTTAGATGGAAAACCTTGCGACAGGTGTAATGAACCTGTTTGCTACGAGGGGAATGAAGGTAAGATTTCCAAGAGAGATGATGCTGTGATTTGTGAGGAGTGCTTCTGTAGAGAGGAGTTTGAAGACAACCCACAGAGAAGATTTGTGGTGAAAAAGCAAAAGAAGAAGGATTAATACATTAAGGAACAATTAGGGCAGGGGTCGCCCATTTTTTTCTGTTGTAATATTATAAACAGAATCGTATGTCTACCTATTTAACGCCATACAATATCGCAATTGCGAACAAGCAAAAGGGATATGATGTAGCAAACATCAAGAATGACGCTTATCAGGCATCTCAAACGCCCCTGAAAGGAGGTCAGGTCAAAGGTGATGCTTTGCGTCAGGGTGATTACCAGTTGGACGGAGGTGATTTTTGGAGCGATTTCGCAGACGGGTTTATGTCTGTTATGAAACCTATCGGTCAAGTCGCACAGGCAGTCGCACCCTTTATTCCAAAGGGCGCAGGATATAGTGGCGGAATGGATAGTGATAGTGATGGTGAGTGTATGTGTGGCGGTGATGAGATTACTGACGCAGAAGCACCCATTCTCAACCCTGATTTGAACTCTACAGGTATATATCACGGATACGGGCAATCAGGCGGGTCGTGGGCGTTGGCGAGATTACTTGCCCCTGAACTCTCTATCCCGTATGACTTGGCGACAGGCAAAAATCCGCTTACAGGCGAGAATTGGGGGTCTGGTCTGTCGGGCGGTGATTTTTTGAGTGATATGGGTAATGTGTTCTCACAGGTTGCGCCCTTCCTGCCTCTTCTTGGTTTAGGCAAGAGTAGCAGTTCTGCCGACAAAACCAAAGCAGTTGGTCGCTCCTTGATGGGTTGTGGATTCTTTGATGACCTGCTGGACGGGTTTAAAAAGGTGGGTGATGTTGCCTCTGCTGTCGCTCCCCATATTAAGACGGGTATGGATTTATACGGGCAATTCAAAGGCAAGGGACTTTCAGGCGGAGCAAAGCAGAAGGCAATCGGCAAGAAACTTCTCGCAGAGTTGAAGGCACTACACGGGGCAGGTCTGTCTGGTGGTGGTCTCTCTGGTGGAGATTTTGATTGGTCTTCACTCCTGCCCTTTGCCCCCTTGTTGCTGGGTCTTGGTATGTCTGGCGGTCAGGCAGAACCAGATTTGTCCTACCTTGAACCACTCATCAGCGGATTTGGAATGTCCGGCGGTAGTTTTGTAGACGACCTGCTTCAAGGCATTAATTCTGCTGTAGGCAAAGTGGGTGATTTTATGGAATCAGGATTGAATAAGGTGAATGAAGGATTTGATAAGGTGATGCCCGTTGTTGAGAAAATTGGTAAGGTTGCCGAAACTGCTGGTAAGGTTGCGTCCTTATTCTCGGGCAAGAAGGGTGAGGGAATGTCTGGCGGTGCTTTGTCGCTGGAACAGAATATGAATATGGCGGACGCTATGGGCGATATTTTTAGCGGAATGGGAATGTCTGGTGGTTCTCTGGGTCAACGCACAGGCAGGGCAAAAGACACCCGTGTTCTATCGGGCAAACAGCAACTCTACAAAGGTGGAGCGATTGCGAACAGAGGCATTCCCCCCTTCAACCAACCCACCAACGCTGGTATGTCTGGCGGTGATACGAGTGTGAATGCCCCCTATATTGGTTGGAATGAGGCAACCAATACTCCTACTGCTCGTTCTGTCGGCGGAAATAGTGAGGCATTAATGGCGCAGAGGCAACGCAACAACGCCAACCAACCCTATATGGTGAGTGGTGGTAGAAGGTTGAAATTGAGTGAGGGACGCAAACCTGCCTACAAGGTCAAACAGGGCGATTATTGCTGTATCAAGAGTGATAAGGGAACTCTGCCTTGTAATGGAAAACCTCTCACCAAAGCATTTATGAATGATTTCAAGAAGAAGAGCAAGGATTATAGCACCTATCGTCAGGGCGCAGGTCAGGCAGGCAATAGTGAATCTTTAGACGAAATTGAAATGGTTGACGCTCTTAACAAGGCACAGGCGGTCAATAACCCTGATGTTAATTCCAGCGAACCTGGAGCGAGAAAGGTGGAGCAAGAGTTCTTGAGTGCCTCTGGTGCGAGCGGTGGTAAGCGTCCTGCTTCCAAATGGATAGAACACGCCAAAGCATACGCCAAAGCACACGGGGTCTCCTATAAACAGGCGCTCAAGGACTCAAAGGCAACCTATCGGGGCGCAGGTCAGTCAGGCGGTGATTTCTGGAGTGATTTGGGAAATGTAGCGTCTTCAGTCGCACCTTTTCTTCCCCTTCTATTATAAATGTGGACTAAAATTATAGGGGGTGTCTTCTGGTATGTTTTTCCTTCTGTTGCTGATATTGCTGTTTATCTTTTCATTAAAACTTTGGTAAATCGGGCGTTGAAGTGAGATTATTTTTATATCTATTTAGATTATAGATATGAAAGAGAATATAGCAAAAAACACTTTGTCCTTTTCCTGTTCTAAAAAAATGGAGTATCTTCGCACTCCACCGGATATTTGGAAGGATTTATCAAAGGAGTTTGCCTTTACGCTTGACGCTTGTGCGAGTGATGAGAATCACCTCCTACCCAAATATTACACAAAAGAGCAAGATGCCTTGAAACAGGACTGGACGGGTGAGGTCGCATATATTCACCCCCTCTTTGATGGGAAAATTGGGAAGTTTGTAGAAAAGGCATTCAAAACCAAGAATCTCACAGCAGTTTTCCTGCTCCCAGCGTCTACGCACACCAAATATTTCCACGAGTGCTTCTACAAGAATCCCAATTGTGAGATACGCTTCCTACGCAAAGGGGTTAAGGGATTTAGGTTCGGCAAAGATGATGGAAGTGCCGACGAAGAAGACAAAATGGGATATATTAAACCCTTGATGGTGGTTGTAATGAAGAACCCGTAGAATCCTTGATTATTTTTTTCTCTGGTTAGATTATAAATGTGGTATTATCTTCCAGATTGGTTCAAGTGGTGGAAAAAGGGTCTTCCCAAAGAAACCCCACAAGAAGAGGCATTAAGCGAGATTATCAAGCGCCGAGCATTAGAGCAGAATGCTATTATTGAACGCAAGAAGGAGGAAGCGCCGGCGCAGGAAGCAAAGGAATAACCCCCTACTTTAAGTATATTCGTTAAAAATTATTATATTTAAGGAATATATAACCAATATGGATAGATTGAAAGCACTTTTGGGCGACCAACCTGCCCGTCAAAGAGACAAAAGTGATAGAGGTGGCGACAGCAGGGAGCGTGAGCGGAGCGCCCTGAATTACGAGGACGCAAAGTATAACAAACAGGTATACGAGAATGAGAAGCGACAGGCAGACCTCTACGACCAGAGTCAAATGCCCGAGAGTTCCAAAGATGTTGGAGTCAGTTTCAAGATTGGGTCTTTCGTGAATAAAATCTCGCAACTCTTGTCCTTCAAGAATGACCTTTATACGCAACTTCAAGCGTTGATTAATTTAAGCACCAACCCCTCACCCGGTCGTCTCCTTACGGATAGTCGGTTGATTTCAATCGCCACAGATTATTTCAAGATGACTGATATTATCGCCAACTATAATGAATTGGTGAATTACATCAATCTTTATGCCCCACAGATGAAGGCAGACGAGGATTTCAAGAGTGGTGTTAATACTACCTACCTGTTGCCCCTACTGGCGCTGTTTAACCAGACCGCCAACCTGTATATTGCTGGATTTAATGAGTTTCCCAACGCAAGACAGGGCAACGAAATAGATAGGAATGCTTATTCCCGAATGAGACAAGCGTCGGCACTTGCCTACTCTACGATTTCGCTTATGAACGCCAACCTGACGAATGCTATATATCAACCCATTACCAAGCAGGGAGTGGAGAAGTATATGAGTGATAAGAATGTTCTAAATGGGGTATTCGGTAAAAATCCATTACCAGTTGTGCCTATTCAACAAGACCCGAACCTTCCGCCAGGACCAGGCGGACAACCTATTATTGACCCTAACGCACCACCGCAACCAGGAGGCGCACCAGCACAACCAGTAAACACAGGACAACTCTCACAGGCGGACATATCACAAGTCCTCACCGCAACCGCCAATTTAGCACAACAGCAAGGTAGAGTCCCCTATTACAGCGAAGCAACAAGAGTATTTGACGCAACTGATTTTGGTGGGAGAGGTTTACGAGCAAAGGGAGTAGTGGCGCAGATTCTGGGAGATGTAAGAGAGGCAGTCAATCTCAAACGCAATACCAAACCTTCTGCGAAGAACGACCAGATTTCATCACAGGCATACACTCAAAACGCACAATTCTTTCAAGATTTGGCGACAGGACAACCACCTCAAGCACTCGCACAATTAGCAGGATTCCAGAGCAGAGTCGCACCTCAAGCACCACCATCACCACCCATTCAACCAGGTTCACCTCAACAGCAACCAGGTTCACCTCAACAGCAACCAGCACCCGCACCCCTGAATCCACCTTCCCCAGTTATTCAACCACAACCCGGCGGTGGACCAGCAGGACAACCTGCTTTCAGCACCTTTAGAGATGTCCCACAGGTCGCAAACGGGAGCGCCCAAGCAAGAGGAATCGCACAGGTAATCGTTGATAGTGAGAGGAGGAATGGTGCTGTATTTGATGGAAATGACCCGAAGGATTTGAATAAGATTCTTGGTGTATTGAAACAAGCAAATCCCCAATTATACGCAGAGATACGGGATAGAGATGTCGCACGAGGCGACCCTCCTTTAGATGATGCGGAAATTATGAGTGCGGAAATCAAACCTATTATGGACGCTATTAGAATGTATAAAATGGACCAAGTCCAGCGTGGAGTTGTTGGAAATGAAAGTGATTTGTTTGGTCTGGGTCGTCAGCGGGGATATTTAGAAGACCGCAAATATCTTGCGGAGAGGGCAAGAGGCGACCCCCGTGTCGTTGATATGTCGCAGGGCAGGGAGAGGCGTGAGAAAATGATGCCCTTTATTAATGAGTTTTCAGCACCCGCAGAGTTCCTGAAACGCAGAGGTGAAGTGATGGCGGGTGGTGTTGTTGATGGAGTGAACGACAATATTAATGACCTTGTGCCTTATGAAATGTATGGTGGAAATGTTGATTATGATGATGCTGAAGAGATGACTCCCTTCAAGCGCAGGATTGGAATGCCTAACCCCTTTGCCTACAAATCCAAGATGGATACTCTGCCTATACGCCCGGTTCTTTCGTCTAATGCTACTGATGTTGACGAGTCGCTCGCTCCCTTCCAGCAAATGTTCTCGTCTGTGCGTAGTGGGTTTGAGAAGGAGAAGGAGAAACCAAAGGATATGGACGAGAACCCAGACCCGATTCGCATCACCAACGAGAATTACAAAATATTTACAGGCAAACAGAAAGCACCCAAATACAAGATTCTTTCATAAATAAAAATATTGGGGTATAATATAAAGATGCGTCCTTACTACCTTTTAGCACTACTTCCCCTACTTTTTTCTGCGTCCTGTGTATACGCCTTGCCGATAGATGATGTTTCCGCACTTGACGCTCCCACACTTGATGACTTTGAAGATTATGGGGCAGAGGATTTCTCCGCCACCGACGAAACCCTGCGAGGCGGACACCACCTCCGCAAAGCAGTTCATAAAATCTTGCGACACTCGCCACATCACCACCACCACCATCACCAAGCACCGCCTCCCGTCATACGATTACCTCCCGCCGTATTACCCGTATCCTTTGCGACACACAAAATAGTCCAAGTTCCGCAGACGCAGTCAGCAAAGGCAGACAAAGTCGCCCACTACATAAGTGTTCTCAATACGGATATAGACAAGAATCACCAAGCGTTTATGACCCAGTATAACGCTGAACTCGCCAAGTTGCGAGAGATTTCCAAGAAGAAACTCTACACAGAGGAGGAATATCTCAAGGCACAGCGAGAACTCCACGCCAAATATAAAGTGTGGAAAGATACGCTCCACCTCTTCAGCGTCAGCAACTCCACCCTGTCCTCTCTGCGCCACCACAACTCTTCATTTGTAGAAGAAAAAAATCTGCTTACACACCTCTACGAATATGTAAAGATGTTTTCCACCAAGCAGGGTTATTATAAGCACAATTGCGTTTGTAATGCGACCACACTCTCTTAAGCAACACCACACATCTTCTTAATGTAATCACGCTGGGTGAGTGAATTGCGACACATCTCCAGATACGAACCTTGTTCCATCACCTCCAAATTGACTTCCTCCTGACTAAACTCCAAATGTTGCGCCAGTTGAGCGTCGTATTTTTCAAACAACAAAGGGAGGGTTGCCTTCCTTTGTTGTTCGTGTGCCTTGTATATCATCTTCTCAATTTGAACCATCTTCACACCTACCTTCAGGTTTTCTACCTTCTTCTCCCAACCTGCCGAGTATCCTCCCAACGAGCGGTCAAGTAGTGCGCCAAACAATTTTGATAGAGTTGCCTTGCCTTCGTAGGCGGTGATTTTTGCCTTGAGTGAGGCGATTCGCTCGTCGCAGTTGTCGTATACGATTTGGTAAGACATTCTTGATTTGTTGCTGTGTTTGATTTCTTGTAATTACTCTGCTTCAATTTTCTATCCAGATAAAATCAATTCAATTTTTATTTTTAATAGTGGAAAATCAACATCACATTTAATTCCAAAAATCCTCTCCCTCGTAGACGACCACATCAGGTCTTCCGGCGAAAGTGAAGCGGAAGTAGTTGATTTTGAACCAAGTGATGTGTGTTTCGCCTTCAGGCACAGGTTTAATCGCCACAGAGTCATATTTGTCTATATGGCGGAAACCCAGTTTCAAATAGAGTTGAACGAGTTCAGGTTTGGTTGAATCAAACATCACCTTAAAATTGGAACACTCGCAACACTCGTCATTCACAAACTGGTCGTAGAGACCCTTGCCGATTCCTTGACCCCTGAACTTCTTATCCACCAACCAGTATTCCAGCGAAATCAGGTTGTATTCTCCCCAGCACTTACCCCAGCAACCTTGTCCCAAATCGTAGATGATGAACCCAACAACCTTGTAATCCTTTCCCATCTTCTTCTTCGCCACGCAGATTTGGTATGACCTTGCCCCCAATTGCCTACAGGTGTGAAGGGGGTAGAGAACAGATTTGATTTGAGGCAGATAGAACTTGTGTCTCCTTGCGAGTGATAAGATGCGCTTATTGAGTTTCTCATCACCCCTCTTTCCAAATGTGTAAGGGTAATTCTCGTATGTGATTCCAGACATTCTTGACTTGATTGATTTCTTTGAGTATGTAGATACTTGAAGATTTCATTTCAATTTTTTTTGAAATGTGTGAAAAATCCAATATCAGGAATCTTTTTTTTTAGCAATCCAACTTTTTTTATGATATTAGCATTTCAATTGATTTCAAAAAAAATTGAAATGTTTTTCTTGAAATAAGATAGGAGACAAGCGACAAGCGACAAGACATATTACAGAATGACTACTACTGCCGAAATCAAGAAGGAACAATACGCCACCTGCGAGTGTTGTGAGCGTTATTGCTATACTGGAGGCGAACACGACGAGGAGGAGGAATACTTGTGCGAGGATTGTGATGAGGAATGCGGAAGCGAGGTAAGTGAGGAGAGCGAGGAGTTTAATGTGGACGCAAGAGATGCTCCCAACATCTTCCCCTACAAAAAATGCTCCGTTTGTGGAAGAAGAGGAAGTTGTGGACTTTACAGGGAGGGGATTTGGTTTTGCGAGAATTGTGATGAAGAGGACGACGAAGACCTTGCCTACGACTGCGAGGTGTGCGGACAGCACCTCTACATAACTGAAGTGCCGAAATGCGAGGAGCGAGAATTGTGCGCCAGGTGTTGCGTTGGAAGACAAGAAGATTGTGATTGTCCTGTGTGTGAGGACAATAACAAGGAAGAGAAAGAACCCACATTTGATGACTTGCTCGGTGATGACCGACTGGATTTCAGCAATCCTACAAATGTGGCGCAGTTCACCGCCTTCGTCCAAGCAAACTTCACCAGAGAAGAAATCTTCCCAGAGACCAAACCAATCATCACCAGCGACAGCATCAGCGGAGAGGTAAGCAGAGAACTTGAGACCCTTCAGGCGCAGAATGCCCGACTGGTTGCCGAGAATCAAAAATTACAACAGCAACTGGTCGCAATCAAATCCCTTCTATCCTCCAATTAAGGTTGTGAGGGGGTTTCCACACACGAGACACACAGGTAGGTTCAGGTAAGGGGTCTTCCATACAGGGAGAACCAAAAGAGACAGAGCGCAATCCCAAGCGTTCAGCGGTAGATGTCTCTAACTTTTTTTTCAGCACAGCATTCTCTGCTTCCAACTCCTTAATACGAGTGTAGAGTTTATTCACTTCATAAAAAGCAACAGCACCTTCCATATTACAATAACCGGATATTTATTGTAATAAACAGAGAAAAAAACACCTTAATCTTCACTAACGGCAACCGAAAGTGATTTTAGGTGGTAGAGAAATAGAGACATTAGGGTTGGGGCATAAAGCGGGAAGCACCCTTTTTGCTAAATCTACGACAGGTTTGATAGGTGGACGAGGAAGTTTGATAGGCATTCTTTTCTATAATAGTTGGAGATATTATTTTTCGGCAAAGGTGGACTAAAGGTGGAGAGGTGGGGCAAGGTGGGGCAAAAATGAGTAGATTTATGTTTTCCAGGCAGAGCGCCCTGATATATGGAAAGAGGTCAAAAATGCCCCACCTTGCTTCACCTCCCCACCTTCACCCCACCTCACTTTTCTTAAATTGTAATAATCTTGAACTACAATTTAAAAGTTTTTACCGCCTGTTCGGTTTGAACGAACGACCTCGGGATTATGAGTCCCGCGCGCTTCCTCTGCGCCAAGGCGGTTTCAGTAGTGTTTTTACACACAAGAAATTATTAGGGGTCTACAAGAAAATTACATACCCAAGTGTTTCGCCATCTTTCCGCCCGACAGACCACCGCCAGACAGACCACCGCCCGACATACCACCACCAGAGAGACCACCGCCGGAAGAACCCATACCAACTGCCTCCATCAAAGGTCTCGCCATCATATTCACCTTGTCTTCAACCGAACCACCGACGATACGGGCAAGACCAGATTTAGCATACTGGGGGCGAGAACTGACGGCAAGCACATCAGCACGAGACAGAATTGCCGTATAAGTTTGTGAAGTGCCTCTTTCTATCGCCAGAACTCCTGATGAAGCGGTAATCAGCACAATTTCATATTCGTTCGCACCAATATTGAGACCCGTGTGATTCTCCAATTCAACCCTGAACTGAAGTTGGAAAGCACCGATAGAACCGGGTGCGTAGACATCATCAAGTTCAATATGGCGACCAAACTCAAGCGCAAGGACAGAACCGACGAGAGGAAGAACCTGTGGGAGAGCAGTAGCGGAAGATGCGCCTGCCTGTGAAGATTTGTAGGCACGACCGCTAAACTCCGCCCAAGTTTGATTTGAACCTGACTCAACAGACATACGCCACAAATCCCACTGTGTAGCACCAGACAAAAGACCTGCCTTGTTGTTGAAATTAATGTATACCTTTTTGATAGGCAAGAAGGAATCAGCGTCAGCGGGGGTCTGCGTAGCAAGAATCTTACGAGCGACGATAATCAGTTTATCAGGAACAGAGTTCAACTGAATACTGGCGAAGTTCTGCTCGGCACTTGCGCCGTTTGCGATTGCCTGTGAAACATTCGTCAAATAGCGGGGATACTCCATAAAGGGAACAACATTACGGGCAGAAACCAAGTTGGAAGGTTGGCGAGTAAGGAAGAGCATAAGCAACTGGGAAGAAGCAACATTTGAAATGTATGGTTGAGTGCCGATAGAAAACCACGGGTTCGCAACAGTAGCAGTAGCAGTTCCAGTAGGTCCGTTTGCGAGACGCACAGCACGATTAGCAGACCCCAAATTAAAGACGAAGTTCAAGGTCTGCGCGCCATACAGTCCCTGATTGTTGGTTTCAGGGTCAGTCCAAATAAAAGGGGACATCATAAGGGGTTCACGAGTCCTGTAGTTGATGACGATAGTGCGCTCGGTGTTCCTATTTGCGTCAGTAAGGGGAGTATTACCAGTAATAGAGGTAATTGTAAATCCACCTCTGGGTTGGAAGTCCTGGTCTAAAGCGCAATCATTCCAAGCAGAGTTGGGGTTGTTGTTTGCGCCAAGAGCGTCGGTGTAAGACCAGTAAGAATCATACTGGGTAGGTGTGGCGTTGTTGTAGCGGGCAACTTCACGGCGGTCGCCAAAGCGGAGCAACTGGAACATAATATCACGCTGGTTCTGGGATACTGTGTTGTTGTTGATGGTCGCCTGAATGGTGGAACAGCAGGAATGGAAGGGGAAAGGACCAAGAGCAGAAGCATATCCTAAATTAACGATAGTTTGACCGAGAGGCATACTGGCGGTAGGAGTCGCCTTAAAGGTGATAGACATATCTGTCTCAACCATCACACGACGAGAGAATACTGTGCTTTCGCTTGGTAATTGAATATTAAAAGTAATAGAGGAGGTGGATTTGGAAATCGCCTCATACTGGGAGGGGGTAATGTTCTGCGCTCCCTTAAAGACAGCATAACGAACCTTGTCGGTAGTCAATAGCAGGTCGTCTTGGACGCAAATCTTCTCAAAATCAGCACTCGCCATTTTATCTTTGTTTATAATTATAGCAAAGATAAAAAAAATGATAGGATTGCTTATTATCCCTAAAATTACATTACGCCACCATCTTTCTTACGGAACATAATTTTAAGGGAGCAGGAGCAACCATTCTGTAAGAAGAAATCGTGGGTGATTCCGTAAACATCTTTCCACGCCACGCTGATTTGAATGCCGTAAAGTGGGGAATTGCTTTGAAGGTCAATCATTCTATATTCGGCAGTAGGCAGGTAGAGAACATTCGGGAAATATTCTGTTCCATTTGTTAAATTAACTACTAAATCTGTGATTTCGTTGCTTAAATTATCATTTTGTCCTATACTTCCATTATTATTGCTTAATACTCTTGGAATGCTTACCAATTGAGGCAAGACCGGGAGTAGAGTGGTGGTGAATACCAGCGACTGAATAGGACACATAGTCGCACCCGTGCTATAGGGTTGTTCCATATAAATAGCAGTATAGGGAGGACCAACTCCTACAAACGGCACAATAGGCAGGGCAGGAGGAACAGGGGCGGTAGGATTTGCGACAACATAATTTCCACTCTTTTTGTTAAATATCTTCAGCAGATAGTTTGCCTCGCCATCATTCACGCTTAAAGGGTTGGGGTCGTAGGTGTAGTTGTGGAATGCCTGAAATGAGGAGAACAGAAGGAAGAGAGGATTGTTAAAGTAAACAAAACCAGTCGCATCTCCAGTATCTAAACACTCTTGGGTGAAGTTGGACGCTTGTGCTACTAAAGTTGCGACTGCCCT